GTTTTTGACGCCTACGATTCCACCGGAAGCCGAAGTGCCGTCACCAAGCCATCCGCAGGAATCTTCTTTGACCGCCAGAGCGTAAGCCATTTCGCGAGTCACGACGTCGGCTAGCGAGATGATTGAGTCTTCGTTCAGTTCGCTTGAAAGTTTCGTTAGAACCGCAAGCTTTTTCGCGTTCAGTTTGATTTGGCCGAAAGACATTTCACTCTCTGTGATCTCGTCGTTTTCGCCAACAAAGTAGGTGGTAAACCCACTAACTCGACGGGGCACTTGAGAAACCGGGCCGCTCATTGGCCACTGCATGGAGTATTGTCGGAAAGTACCGAAAGACTCCTTTAAGTCAATGAGCGTGTTTTCGAATACGTCCGGCACTAAGTAGCCGCCAGCGGAGTTGCTGTCTCCACTGTGAGCCATTTTGACGCCGTTATCACGACACCACTGTCTGGCCCGCTCGGATCCGGCAACGGTTGCCAAAAGAAACTGACCGCTTAGGTAAGCGTCTTCGGTAGCGTTCGGCCCTTTAAAGCTTTTGAGTGCGGTCGATCGCTTTGCGGTTGCCGGCACTCTGATCCGCGGCAGCTCTTCATCGCTCGATGCACCCTCTTTGCCTCTTGGTAGCTGGCCGCCGAGCTTCGCCACGACGTTGGCCGCTTTGATCGCGTCAAATCGTTCGGCCCGTGCGATCTGCGATTGCAGAGCCTGGATCTCGCCGGGCTTGTCCGAGGTGCCTTGTAGCTTGTCGACTTCCGCCGACTCTTCCGCGGTTAGGTCGCGGTTTTCGGCCTTGGCGATTTCAAAAATCGCTTCACACTTGGCCGCAACATCGGCCATTTTCTCTCGTAGGGCTTTAATGTCCCATTGCATGGTTTCGTTCCTGTCAGTGGTGTTAGGCCACCGCCCAGAAACGACAAACGGCCCGAGCGGGTGGCGATGGTTAAGTCGCCGACCTGCCGAGCCGCTAACGAGTTGCCCGCACAAATCAGATAATACGATTTGGTAACACTCTAACGAATGCTAGAGCGTTGTCAACTACTTTTTGAAAAAACTTGCTTTCATCGGTCTTGAGCACTTAAACCGCGATCCGGCTTGCGGCTTAGGTCGCTCGCCTTTTGCCATCGCTGCATGCCGCATTGCCAACGCCATAGGGTGCCACGATTCGTCCGATAGCACACTGTCGCCGATCTCGGTTACGTAGCCTTCAGCCAACGCCTCTTCCGCCGTGTAATAGGTTTCTGCGTCCAGTTCCTCCATGACTTTCTTTTTGTCCTTGCCACTAGCTTCGGCGTAAGCCTCTACGAGCGTGTCGCGGTACTTGTCCAGAACGTCCGCCGTCTTTCGTAATTGCTCCGAGTTGCCGAAGGCAAACGTCCAAGGGTTGTGATTCATCAACATGCCGTTTTTAGCGATCAGCCGCCTTTCGCCAGCCATCGCGATATAACCGGCGGCCGAATACGCTGCCGAATCGATGATCGTATCAGCGCCGCCAGGATGCCGCTTGATTGCGTTGTAAATGGCCCGCCCTTCGTCCACGGACCCGCCCGGGCTGTTGATGCGAATCGTCGCCCGTCGATTGCCAAGCGACTTCAGGTCGCGAATAACGGTAGCGGAATCGATCATCCCCCAAACCGCTTCGCCAATCACGTCGTAGATAAACAGTTCCCCAGAGTCTTTATCAAATTCGTACATTATTAGCCCTCCAAAGCTGGCAATAGGTCGCGGCGAACGTAGATAGAATTGACGCGAGAGAACGCAAGCGGCTTGTATCCGCAAATCGTTGTATTGAATGTGTCGGATATTTGGATTGCCGTGGCCTGCAAAATAAACCCGCCACGCTCAAGACGCTTGCCCCACAACCATTCTGGGATGTGCCCACTAGTGTCTTCGCCATATGCCGCATCAAAATGCTCGACGCAAATAAAAGCCGGCCGCATTTTGTAAACAACATCAAATGCAATTGCTAAATCGATTGAATCAACATCGACAACCACGCCAGCAAATCGATTTGTTGTTAACAGTGGAAAATTATATTCTCCACGAACGTCGGCAAGTGGATAAACCTGCTTTAGTGCTTGCTGCCTAAGTTCATCTTGTTCAAAAAGAATCGTTGGGATGCCTTTCTGGTAAAGCGGCAGCAATGTAAGCGGCAAATCCTTTCCGCCGTCACCTGCACCAATCTCGATTGCCTGATTGACGCCCAAACGCTCTGCCAAAGCGGCTAGATAACCGGTTTCACCGAACTGCCAGCCGCTACGATGTTCGTCAAGCCACTTAGCGGGCTCGTAAATTGTCCTGACCTGCCAATCATCCATTGCAAACCGCCTCAACAAGTGCCTCTGCGCGGCCCGTCCACGTCGCTACAAGCTCCGCAACGGCACCGGCTAAATCGTCTGGCCCAACTGTACCAGATAGCTCTAACAGCGTCTCGTGCGATTCCTTGCAATAATCGGCCGCTATGGCTCTGTCTCCGCCAAGTTCCTCGACAACGTCGCCAAGCGTATCACGCCAGGAACCATAAAAGCGATCGATCGACCCGATAAACTTGTTCGGATTGCTTGCGTATCCGTTTACCCGCTTAGCTTCGACGCCGATAAGATGCTGCACACGCTCCGAAATGACCCGCCGATTACTTGGTCCGACTGGCTCATTGTCGCCGGGCACTTGTTCGGTGTCTGATCGCGGATCGATCGCCGGATTGTCATACGCGTCCCCGCCTTCGTAGGGGTTCATCGCCAAGTACTTCACGCGGATCTCGTTTGGCGACATGATCCGGCCCATGACCATCTTCGTTGCAAAGTCTGCTGTCTTGCTCATGTCGGCTTTCAGCAACGCCGAGCGGTCGAACGTAAATGCGTGGGTATAACGCTCTTTCTGCCGTTCGGTAAGGAGCTTTGTCCACGCCTCCTGTTCAATCTTGGTTAGCCAGTTGTCGAGGCACGACGTAAGGTATTCCAAATTGTGCTCTTCGAGACTGTTGTATCCTTGCGAATCGCCATCGCCTGGAATCGAGCCTAGCCCGAACCAAAGCATTACGTCCTGTCGTTGAAATTTTCGTTGCTCAAGCCATTGCGAGTCGCGTCCGTTCATTGCGACCATGTTCGCCTTGATGCCTTCGCGAAGCATCGCGGTTTTGCCTGCGTTATCTTCGCCATCGTGGGCATCTCGGAAAAAGTCGAGAAACTTTTTTGCGTCGTCTTCATTGCGAAACATTCCGGGCGGGGCTTCTAGGATTAATGATCCGCTGAAACCCTTTTTCGCAAGCGAAAACACTTGCTTCTCTGCGGCTAGGCCAGTGCCAAAGCTTTCGGCTGCTGTCGCGAATACGCTTTTACCCTGTACGCCGTCGAAGCCAAACCCGGGAACGTGAAAAACGTCCGCATCGGGAATTGCGATCACCTTTTCCGGATGCAAAATCATATCGTTGTAGAGGCTCAAATGGTCGTCGCGATCAATGATCGTAAGATGCCACTTTTCACCATCGACTAGGCCCGTGTCGCTGCGATCTGGCAAAAGCGGAATAAGTTCTTTCGGCCTTCCAGCAGCGTCGCGAATGATCGCCGACCGCCAATTGCCCCACAGCAAAGCATGCCCCATGCCCTGTTGTTTCCAATGAAACGCCGTCTGGTAGACGTTTGGGCGATACCCGACAAGCCGATAGGCAGGGTGTGAGGCGTCTGGCGTAACCTCTCGCTCTCCAAGGCGATTAACAACCATTGGCAACTTGCCGACGTCGCCGCTTATCTTGTTCGTGCAATACCAAACCGGTGCGTACTTGATCGATTTCGACGCGGTCATCCGCTCATCGAGGTCTTCTAGCGAAAAGCCGAAGATGCGGCCAGCAAATTGACGAAACCGTCCGGAGAACTGCGTTAAATAGTCCAGCATCGCATCCCTACGCTATGAAGAGTGATCCGGTCGGTCGTGAAGGTGCAAGCATTGCCAGCCGCAATGCCATAAGCGAAGCGACTGCCGCGTCAATTTTTTCTTCGCTGTTCTTTTTGTCCGGCATCATCCGGCCGGCACTGTTTTCGTTGGTCATCATTGCCAAAAAACAAAACCGCAAAATGTCGTCTTTCTCGTCAAATGTTACACGATTTTCACGAATTGCGGATGCTATTTCCTGCAACGGCTCGTGAAAATGGTAGGCGTTTTGAGGCATCTTGAGCACCTCTAGGCCCTTCTCTGATAGCTCGTCGCCTAGTTGTGCCGCGTTGTATGGGTCGTATGCCACCGCCTTACAGCCCTGATCCCAAGCCACGGAGAGCAAATCGTCGCGAAGAGACGCCACGACGTACCGAACCCGCTTCAATTGCCCTTCGTGAATCCAGTCCGCCCACGGCAGCCGAGTTAAGTCGCGCGTCGTGTCTTCAACAATGAAGTTCTTTGTCGTTAGTTCGTAACGC